TATTCATTTTGCATGGAGATCGGTATCACTAAATTTCGCATTTTTCTGGATGGAGATGATGTTGGAATCATTATCGAGGACGAAGCTAAGAGACAAACTTTTAGCTCACAGATAAAGAAGTGGTACGCGGAGTTAGGGTTCCGGCTGAAGGTAGAGGAACCTGTCAGAGTGTTAGAGGAAATTGATTTCTGCCAGTCGAGACCAGTATGGACTCCTGGAGGCTATGTTATGGTGAGGAATGTTCACACCAGCCTGGCCAAAGATGCAGTTTCAACATTAAACTTAAGTAAGAAGGAAGATTGGGAATCCTGGATATCAGCCATAGGAAAAGGTGGTCTGTCATTGACTGGAGGAATCCCAATTGTTCAAAATTACTACAGAAGTTGTGTGCGTGCTTCCAATGGTGCAAAACCTAGGGAAGACGCCTTTGACCCGTGGCAAATGGAAAATAAATACAAAGGAATGAACCGTGTTTGGCGTGAGCCGCAACCCGAAGTGAGATGCTCCTTTTGGCGCGCTTTCGGGATCACACCTGATGAGCAGATCTGTGTAGAAGAATACTATGATCAGCTACATCTAGAACACGGAATAGAGCAATGCAAAGCCATGCCCCCACCAATACTCCCGGGGGTAGGCAAGGTTCGGTGCAAGTGAGGCACCGAACACCGCCGTTAGATAGGGGCGGAGATATAAGTACCTGGGTTCGAATCACTAGCATCAGCCTTCAAAGCGGTTGTGGTCCACATTAAATGATGTTAGAAAGCCTCTTCAGAGAGAGCCAACCAGAGAAGGCGTCACGAGCGTTATAAGGTCCTTGGTTAAGCACTGCAATGCGGTAAACTCTGCGAAGAAGGGGGGGGTGAGGAGAGCATATTGGGTTCATGGGTCTAAACTGGCCAAATCGTTGAGTGTGCGAGCTAAGTGTAGAGGGTGGTCTACTAAATGCCAAGAGACTGCACGGTCAGGCGCAAGAGCGTTCCCATGGATGAACAGTCCCGTTTCTTCATGCGGCATCCAATACAATGAAGAAACAAAACAACAAGCAAGATACCGCCAATTTGGCGAAGAGACTACAGGCCTTAGAGGTCAAGTCTAACAAGCCCAAGACTAAAATCTTGGCGGCTAGACGGTCGGAGACTGTCATCAGAGGCAAAGGGAGCTATTCCTCCAGCGCATCCGCGATGGGGAACAGCTACCTCTCTGGAAACAATTTCTCCCTGTTTAGTGGCACGTGGAATGGAAAAGGTAGTTACCGTCTGACTGGTGGTAATTCCTGTTGGGATTCAGCCGGACAAGTACCCATCATGCATAGTGATGGGGGGAGAATCCGGTTTGCCCATAAGGAGTACATCGGTCAAATTGCCAGTTCCGTCGCGTATACAAATCAATTTAGTGACGTTATAAACCCGGCCAACCCAGATATGTTCCCATATCTTTCTGGTATTTCAGGAAGTTTCCAGGAATACAAATTTCGTGGGTTGGCTTTTTCCTTTAAATCTACCTCGGCTGATGCTCTTAACAGCACCAACACTGCTCTTGGTATGGTTGCAATGGCAGTACAGTATAGGTCTGATGCCACGGCCCCTACCTCTAAGTTGCAGCTCCTGAATGAAATGTGGTCCGTTGACACTAAGCCATCGGAAAGTGTTTCTATGCCAGTCGAGTGTGCCCCCAAAGAAAGCCCAATGAATCTGCTCTATGTGGGTACCGGTTCTGCTGCCTCTAACGATCCCAAATTTTATAATTTGGGCCGATTGGTAGTGGCAACGCAGGGATCACAAGCAGCAGCAGATATTGGTGAACTTTGGGTTTCCTATGATATCGAACTTTACAAACCCATCATGGATCTTGGTGCGGCAGGACCTCTAGGAGGCACAACCGCGCACTACACTGGTACCACGCAGACTACTGCGAATGCCTTTGCCAATGCAACCAAGTCCTATGATGATGTCGGTATTACCTTTGGCACAAACAACTTCACCATAGCCTGTGTTGCGGGTCAAAGATTTTATTTTGTTTATACCGGGTCTGCCACGTCTACAACCGCTTCGTTGGGACTGACTGCCTCCGTTGGCTCGATAACCCTTACTGGTTCGAGCAATGCTGGCAATGCCACTGCTCTGTGGGAATATGATGGAAACATCAATGTCGTCACCACAGTCACTGGAGTTATCACAGTCTCTTTTACGAACGTGGTCAATACTGGCAGCACATGGTACTTGGTAGTCACACAGATACCATCACCATATGCCTAAATTGAATGAGTTTACTGAAACGTTAAATCAGTTCTGTCTTTAGACTCCCCCTTAGCTTGGAGGGGTCACAGGGCGTGCGGGGTTTAGGCCCTTGTGGAGTGGCGTCCACACCATGCATAGCAAGATGCACATATCTCAAATGTGTCGCGCGTCTACCGTGTGCGTAGTACCCCTGCCGGGGCGGTGAACCGGCCGTTGCAGAACGCCAGCTGACAAAAGTTAGTATCTGTGATGCCAGAGAACTGGATCGTGTTTTCAGTCTGCGATGAAAACATTAAAGGGTAGCAGTCGGTGGGTCGAAATCCGAAAGGTGCGTGACCTACTCAAGTCTTTAAACCGGA